TCTTTCTGTTTTTATTTCTAATGCGTGTCGTAATATTTCTGTAATGGCATACACAGATTTACCCCATCTTCTATGTGATACACAAATTTTAAATCGTTTATTATTTTTATGTAAGTCTGCTTGTTGTGGCCTTGGTGTGTAAGGAATGGTTATGTGCATTATACCTCATCTCCCCATACATCCCAACCATTTCTTTTTTTTCTTGCAAATACATCTATTTTGTTACCAGTAAAATAGTTATCAATATTTTCATAAAAAGAATTTGGTTTTATAGAATGACCTTTTGATCTCTCTGTAAAACATGTTTTCATTTTTCCAAGTGATGATTTATTAAAATTCACTTTTCCTTTATATCCCATCAGCACATGCTCTGTAGACACTTGAAAGGGCGAAAACGGACATGGTCCGGTTTTCTTATCCCAAGTAAGGGTTGTGAAATACTTAAACTCCCAGTAATCCAAAAGTTCAAATCCCATTTGAATAATAGGTTTTTTAGTTTTTTTGTCTTTTGAATTAGTAACCCATAAGAAAATAAAGCAGTTATCATTTGCCCATTTATTAATAGGCAATTCCTTTATCTCCTCAAGAAGAAGTGTTTTATAATCAAGTGTTGTAGTTTGATTTGGGCGCACACTTCTTTTCCCAGTTTTACCTTGATTCCATGGTGGATCAATAACTAATAAATCATATTTTTTGTTTGGTAAATTATTTGGTGTGTAAGGAATGGTTATGTGCATAGGGAACAGATTACCATTTCTTACACGACCAGTATCGAGCTGTAAGTTTACTTGGTGGAGATGTGTCGCACTTATGTCTAGCTCGAAAACTATCTCTATTTTTTTTTATATTTTTTTTAATACTCATATTAGGGTCTCCAAATCGTATGAGCTTTACTTTGTCTTTTACTTTAGCTAATACTTTAAATTTTTTAGATTCATTTGGTGTTCTTACTGGTTTATTATAACCTGGAAAACTTTGTCCTCTATAATTAATTCTTGACATTAAGTTCCTACTTTTTTCATAGCCATTTTATGAGCTTGAGTAAAAGTTTTTCCCATACGCATAGCTTTACGCATTTCTATCATATGTTTTGCAGTATGATGTTTACTATGTTTTTTTAAAGTATCTTTTTGTCTTTGTGTTAAAACTTTAGTTTTCATTATACTTTTGTTTTTTTAGCTTTTGTATTTTTGTTACCCATGACTATTCGTACTTTTTTCTTCATAGGTTTCTTAGTTGTCTTCTTACTCATTTTTCCATATCCGTATCCTGGCATATTATTATCCTTTCTTTGTTGTTTTTTTCTTTTTTATTTTATTTGCAATTTTCTTAAAGATACCTTTAGCTGGTGAACCTTTACTTCCTACTTTACGCATCTTCTCACCAGAACCTGCTGCTATGCGTTTTCTCTTTGCATGAATATTAGAATATAATCCTTGTCTAGCCATTTGTTATTTTCTCCTGTATTATTTCTGCATCAATCTCTTTCTTATTATCTAAATTAAAACTAACTGTAATATTATTCGGTAGTCCTTCATGCTCAACAGTTTCTCTAAAACCAGCTTTCGTCTTTGCTAAAAATATTGCCGAGATAGTATCGCCCTTCATAGCTTTCTTATACAACTGACTACCAATAGACATTACCATCTTCTCCTTACCAGCATCTAATTCATGCCTAAAATATTTCCTGAGG